TTTGCTTATAGTACCTACAACATCATTGGTAGAGCAAATGTATTCTGATTTCGGAGACTATTCTTCTAAGGATAGTTGGTCTCATGCAGATAATTGCCATAGAATATATTCAGGTAGAGAGAAGCATAATGTAAATCAGAGAGTTATTATATCAACATGGCAATCTGTTTATAAATTACCACAATCTTGGTTTGCCGGGTTTGGGATGGTGATAGGAGATGAAGCACATAATTTTAAAGCTAAGTCGTTAACGAGTATATTAGAGAAATGTACTGAAGCAAAATATCGTATTGGTACTACTGGAACATTGGACGGAACTCAAACTCATCAGCTTGTATTGGAAGGATTATTTGGTCCAGTATATCAAGTGACAACTACAAAAGAATTAATGGATAATGACGATTTAAGTCAATTAGATATAAATATACTTATATTAAAATATAAAGAAGAATACTGTAAGCAGATAGTTAAAGAGAAATATCAACAAGAACTAGATTTTATTGTAAGATATGAACCAAGAAATACCTTTATAAGTAATTTAGCTTTAGACCAAAAAGGAAATACATTGATACTCTTTAATTATGTGGATAAACATGGCAAACCTTTACATTCAATGTTGCAGGATAAAATGCCAGAAAAAAGAAAGCTATTTTACGTATCTGGAGAAACCGATGTCGATACAAGAGAGTCAGTCCGTGAGATTACCGAGAAAGAGAAAGATGCGATTATTGTCGCAAGTATTGGGACTTTTTCTACTGGGATTAATATACGTAATCTTCATAATATTATATTTGCCTCTCCAAGCAAGAGTCAAATTAGAGTCCTACAATCAATCGGGAGAGGATTAAGGAAGAGTGAAGATGGTCAAGATACAAAGATATATGATATAGCAGATGACTTACACTGGAAAAATCAAAAGAACTATACCCTACAACATGCAGCTGAAAGAATTAAAATATATTCTAAAGAGCGATTTAACTACAAAATGTTTGATATAAATATATAATATGGAAGGATTAAATATAAGACACTTCAAATTAATGAATGGCGAAGAGATTATCGGTCTTGTCGCTATTAAGAATGATGATAACTTTATCATTGAAAGACCAGTTAAACTCAATCCAAGTGTGTTGGGTGGTATACAATTTGTAGCATGGTTTCCTTTCAGCGAAGCAAAACAATTTAAAGTTTTTAAGAATAATATAATACAGCATGTACCTATAGCAGAGACTATAAAAGATACGTATGTAAACTTTGCTCTTAAAATGGATAATCCGATTCAAACGGTTCAGACCAAAACAGACCAAGAGCTCTTACAAGAGTACGAGTCTCGTCTTGCAACTGGTACTGACTTATATGATGAGGAACCACTCAATGAGCTGGATAAGAAGAGAACACTACATTAATATAGTATCCTCTACCGCTCCGGGTGTTAATATATTATACCATAAAAACAGGCAAATGTAAAGGACTTTTTCACAAAAAAGTGAAATAAATTTAATTAAATTATTCCTTTACTTTTACGCCAAAATGTGGTATAATAGTATATTATGGAGAAAATATTATGACTAAGGTCAAACCAAAAGATAAACCACATTACGTTAACAATAGAGAATTCTCTGAAGCCGTTATGGATTATGCAGTAGAAGCTCATGCACGCAGAAAGGCTAATAAAAAAGTTCCTACTGTTCCTGATTACATTGCAAAATGTTTCATTAGAATATCAGAAGGACTGTCTCACAGACCGAACTTCGTTCGGTACACTTATAGAGAAGAAATGGTTATGGATGCCGTTGAAAATTGCTTAAGAGCAATAGGAAACTATAACATTGAAACTGCTACAAGAACAGGTAAACCTAACGCATTTTCATACTTCACTCAAATATGTTATTTTGCTTTTATACGTAGAATAACTAAAGAAAAGAAACAACAAGATATCAAATTTAAATTCATTGAGAAAATGGGTATTGAAGATTTTGTTCAAATGGGTATGGACAATGAAGGCGCTGAACAAACAATGGCTTATGTTGATACATTAAGACAAAGGATTGGTACTATACGTACTAAAGATGAAGCTATTAAGAAATTTGCAAAAGAGGAGAAGAAGCGAGAGAAAGAAAAACTTGAGCTGTTTATGTAATGAAAAAAGTAAGTACACAACAAAATCAAAGACACATTCGTGTTATGAAAAAAAGAATTAGAAAGACTGCTCTTAGAAAAGAACGAAGAGATAACGTAATGGCTCAAATGCTATTAATCAAACAGTCACACAAAAGAATTGCAAGAGCTCAAAGAAAAATGAGTAAGCTCGCAAAACAAGTGGCAGCATCTAGAGCAACATGAAGGTAGCAATATTGAATGACACTCATTGTGGTGTTAGGAATAGCAGTGATATTTTTTTACAATATCAAGAACGCTTTTATGAAGAGGTATTTTTTCCTTATCTAAAAGAACATAACATTAAGAACATATTACACTTAGGAGACTATTATGAACATCGTAAGTTTGTCAACTTTAAAGCTCTTAATCAAAATCGTAAACATTTTCTAGAACCTTTACGTGATGCTGGAATTACTATGGATATCATTCCTGGTAATCATGATGTTTATTTTAAGAATACTAATGAGTTATGTTCACTTAAAGAACTCTTAGGTTATTTTACTTCTAATGTAAATATTGTAATGAAGCCAACTGTTCTTGATTACGATGGACTTGGAGTTGCAGTTATACCTTGGATTAATAACGCAAACTATCAAGAATATACTAAATGGGCTATGCAATGCAAAGCTCCAATATTAGGAGCTCATTTGGAATTGAAAGGATTCGACATGATGGCAGGGATGCCTAATCCACATGGAATGAGTGCTGATGTATTTTCAAGATTTGAAATGGTTTTATCAGGTCATTTCCATACTAAATCAAGCCAGGGAAATGTGACTTATCTTGGTTCTCAAATGGAATTTACCTGGGCTGATGTAGATGACCCTAAGTACTTTCATATCCTTGATACTGAAACAAGAGAAATCGAAGCTGTAAGAAATCCAATAACCATATTCAAAAAGGTTATATACGACGACTTAAAAACTGATTATGACAAAATAGATGTCAGTCAGTTTGAGAAACATTTTATTAAGCTGATTGTTATAAATAAAAATGACTTGTATATGTTTGATAAGTTTGTTGATAGATTACAAAACATTGAAACATATGAATTAAAGATTGCTGAATCTTTTGAAGAGTATCTGGGAGAAAGCGTACAAGACGAGAAAATATCCCTTGAAGATACGAATGAACTTCTAGATTCTTATGTTGAAGCTGTAGATACCGACTTAGATAAAGAACATATCAAAGTTGAATTAAGAAAGCTATATACAGAAGCACAAAACCTCGAGGTAGTATGATACATTTTAAATCATGTGAGTGGAAGAATTTTCTATCCACTGGAAGTGACCCAATAAAAATACAATTAGATAGAACACCATCAACATTAATCATTGGCCAAAATGGCGCAGGCAAATCTACTTTATTAGATGCTTTATCGTTTGGCTTATTTGGTAAACCTCATAGAGATATAAAGAAAGACCAAATGATTAATAGTATCAATAAAAAAGGTACTATCGTTACAGTTGAAATGACAATAGGAAGTCATGACTTTAAGATTGTAAGAGGTATAAAACCAGGGAAGTTCGAAATATATCAAAATGGTAATCTTATAAACCAGGCTTCAAATGCAAGAGATTATCAAAAGTTCTTAGAACAAAATATCCTAAAGCTAAATCATAAATCATTTCACCAGGTAGTTGTACTTGGTTCATCTTCTTTTATACCATTTATGCAATTACCAGTTTGGTCTCGAAGAAATATTATTGAAGACCTACTAGATATCAACATCTTTTCTAAGATGAATATGCTATTAAAAGAAAGAAACTCTAAGATAAAAGAAGAACTTACTGATATTAACCATCAAATAGATATTTTCAAGACTAAGATGGATTCACAAAGTAAGTATATCAAAGATTTACAAGAACTAAACGACGACCAAATTCAAAACAAAAGAGAATCGATTAATACTCATAAAGAAGATATTAACAAATTGTTTGATGAAAGTAAAGAGCTTGGAAAGAATCTTACAGTTGCTATATCAACAGAAGAAAAACATAGTACAGAAATCGTAAAGAAAATGTCTCAACTAGATTCTTATGACATGTCATTTAATGATAAGATAAAAGGATTAGTAGATGAAAGTAGATTCTATGAAGACAATGATAACTGTCCAACATGCGACCAAGCTATAGATGAACAACTTAAAACAGAAAAGATTGAATCAGTTAAACTTAAGGCAAAGGAAATACAAACAGCAAAGGGTGACTTATCAAAAAGTATTGCTGAACTAAAATCAGAACAACAAGAAGTATCAAATAGTCTTAATGCTCTTCGCCAAAGACAACAGAAGATTAATAGTAATAATGATGCTATAGCTCTTCTTCAAAAAGAAGTTAACAAAGTCCAAAAAGAAATCGACAATCTTCAAGGTCAAACTGGAGATGTTTCGAAAGCTAAAAAAGATTTAACTGATTTAAGAAAGAATAAAGATAAGTCGACTGAAAAGAAATTAGAGTATGTAGAAGAAAGAACTTATAATGAAGTTATTGGTGAAATGCTAAAAGACACTGGTATCAAGACTAAAGTTATTAAGCAATATTTACCAGTGATGAACAGGTTGATTAATCAGTATTTACAGATACTTGACTTCTTTGTATCGTTCCATTTAGATGAAAACTTTAATGAAACAATTAGGTCAAGGCATCGTGATTCATTTAATTATGCTTCATTCAGTGAAGGAGAGAAACAAAGAATCGATTTAGCTCTTCTCTTTACATGGAGACAAATTGCTAAAATGAAAAATAGTGCTGCATCAAATCTACTGATATTGGATGAAACGTTTGATTCAAGTTTAGATTTAGATGGTGTTGATAATCTTACAAAGATACTCGATACTCTCGATGATGGAAGCAATGTGTTTATTATATCTCACAAAGGCGATGTACTCGAAAACAAATTTAGAAGTAAAATAGAGTTCTTTAAAGAAAGAAATTTCTCAAAAATCAAGTGAGGGGCTATAGCTCAGTTGGGAGAGCGCCTGGTTTGCAACCAGGAGGTCGTGGGTTCGATTCCCTCTAGCTCCACCACATGTGAAAATAATTAGCACTCTTATCACCTTTTAAAAATTATTTTCAAAAAAATCGTTTACATTTGCGCTGAACTATGGTATAATATACATATATTCAGGATAAGGAAACCTATGATTAAACACAAAAGCACCCTCGCGAAACTAATGGCTAGAGAAAATATTACTGTGCAATATGGTAATTATCAAACAGCTTGGTTCGATATTAAAAATAGAACACTTGGATTACCTATGTGGAAAGACATGGGTAAAGACGTATCTGATTTATTAATTGGACACGAAGTAGGACATGCACTCTTTACACCTTTCGAAGGTTGGCATGATAGTCCTGAAAAGCTAGAAGGCTGTCCTCGTTCGTATATTAATGTTGTTGAAGATGCTCGTATCGAAAGACATATAAAAGAAGCATACGTTGGTTTAGTTGGTCCTATGCAAAGAGGATATAAAAAGTTATTTGATGATGGTTTCTTCGGTGATACTCAGTCCCTCGAGTGGGATAAAGTAAAGTTGATTGATAAAATCAATTTGAATGCTAAAGTAGGCAATCTGATTAATGTACCTTTTTCTGATGAAGAGCAGGTGTATATGGATAGAGCTATGAAAACAGTAACGTTTGAAGACGTAACTAATCTTGTAAGAGACATATTGCAATATACTAAAGATAACCAAGAAGAGTTATTAAATCCGCCTGAGCCTGAAATTGCTGATTTACCAGAAGAAGGTGAAGAAGAAAAACAAGAGCAACAGCCTCAAATGGGCCATGACGATATGGAAAAATCAGAAGAAGAGGAAGCTCAAGCAGAATCAAAACAAAGAGGCGATGATTCAAAACAACTAACTGAAGATAAAGAAGTTGAAGAAAACACAGAAGCTGAAAGTAAAGGAAATGTTGAAGAAGATGTATCTGAAACTGATGAAACATTCAGAAGAAAAGAACATACTCTTTTAGATGTTGACGAAAATGGTGAGCAAATTTTAATTGGTAATGAATTTAGAAAAGAAATTGCTGACAAGATTGTTATACCATACAAACAATTAGCAAAGGAAAGAAAAGAAAAAATTGCTGAAAACATTGACTGGTTAAATACTGTTAATGTCAATAATTATTACGAAGCTGAAGCTTTAACTTATGACGAAATTAGAGATAATTTCAAACAATATATTAAAGGTGTTAAAAAGAATGTCCACTTTGCAGTTAAAGAATTTGAAATGAGAAAAGCTGGTTACAGATACTCAAGAGCTCAAACAGCGAAAACAGGTTCTATAGACGTTAATAGATTATGGTCTTATAAAACTAATGAAGATATATTTGCTCGAGTTACTAGATTAGCTGATGCTAAAAATCATGGTATGTTTATGCTAATCGATTTTTCAGGTTCTATGAATGATATTATGGGAGATGTTTTAGAGCAACTTATTCATCTAGTTGTTTTCTGTAAAACAGTTAACATACCATTCGATGTTTATGGATTTACTAATCAAAATGTACAGCTTGGTGGCGGTTGGAATGCTGATAGAAAGCTTAACCCAATGGATTCAGAAATTGACCATTGCGGAATATCTCTTCCTCAGCTTATCGCTTCAACTCTTAAAAAGAAAGACTATGAAGAAGCATTAGAATTCTTATACATAAGAAAAGAACTTTGCCAAGATAATTATACTCATAGAGAAAGATGTGTTATGAGTAAAAACGAAGATTATGGTTCTACCCCTCTAAATGAAGCTCTAATACACAGCCATAAGATGATTGATAGTTTCAAAAGGGATAACAATATTGACAATATGAACCTTGTTGTGATATCTGATGGTGATGCAAATGGCTTAAGAATTGCTAAAGATTATGAATTAGAAGTAAAAAGAACTAAATACGATAGTAGATGGGGCGGTGCTGTTATAAACATAATGGGCAAAAACGTTCAACTAAAAGATACTAGAAAAAAAGCTACTCTTGGTCTTTTAGAAAATTTACAAAAGCGATTTGGTCTTACAACAATAGGATTCTTTCTTGCTGATAATAGCCACAATTTTAAATACAAAATTGCAGATTGCGATACTGCAGCTGACATGTGGGGAGATGGCATGAAACAATATAACAGAGAGTATTCAAAAAACAAATGTGTTACGTTTAAAGACGAGCTTGGATACAATGAACTTTATATTGTTAAGTCATGGAAGAATGCATTAAACACTGATGCAAACGATTTTACACCTGATACAACTGCAACTAAAGGGCAATTAACATCAGCATTTAAAAAATACAGTAAGTCTAAAAAACTTAATAAAACATTATTAACCAACTTTGGTAGAGCTGTCGCAGAATGAACAACACTATTCTGCTAATTATTTCACCTAAAAGTGAAAATAAACCTTTACATTTACAAAGAACTATGGTATAATATACATATAACAAATTGATAAGGAAACAATATTATGAAAAACTTGAAAAAATCCAGCGAAATTATTCTAAAAGAGCTTGCTACCAGATATCCTGATACAACTCAGTTTAGAAAAAATATCATAGTCGAGATTGGAAAATCTTTCGGCTACACCGGTAAAGATTGGGACCCAATGATGACTAAAAATAACAGAGTCAAAATTGGTACTTATGACTTAGCCGGTCTCATTGAACCATTAAGAGAAACAATGGTTTCAAACACAGTGGTTCAAATGCCACAAGCTGCAGCTCAAATGCAGTCAATTGTTAACGAAGAAAAAACCTTCGCTAAAACAGATAACTCATTCGTACCTTGGGGAGCATTTACTGACATCGTAAAGATTGTTAAGTCGAATATGTTTTACCCTACATACATCAGTGGTCTTTCAGGGAATGGAAAGACTTTCATGGTTGAACAAGCTTGCGCTAAAGTAGGCAAAGAATTCATAAGAGTTCAAATCAATCCTGAAACTGATGAAGATGACTTATTGGGTGGATTCAGACTTATTAATGGAGAAACCGTATTTTCGAAAGGACCAGTTCTTAAAGCTATGGAAAATGGCGCAATCCTTTTACTTGATGAGATTGATAGAGCTACAAATAAAATTATGTGCTTACAAGGAATCCTTGAAGGTAAACCAGTACTTGTTAAAAAGACTGGAGAAATTGTTGAGCCTGCTAATGGATTTAATGTTATAGCAACTGCAAATACAAAAGGTAAAGGTTCAGAAGATGGAAGGTTCACAGCAGCCTCAATCATCGATGATGCTTTCCTTGAAAGGTTTACAATATCAGTTGACCAACAGTTCCCATCTCTTAACATAGAGAAAAAGATTGTATTCAAACACATGGAGAAATTCAATTGTATGGATGAAGACTTTGCTGAAAAGCTAGTCCTTTGGGCTGATATTATCAGAAAAACATTTTATGATGATGGTGTCGATGAAGTTATTTCAACAAGAAGGCTATGTCATATTATTCAAACATTCTCAATCTTTGAGAAAAGAGACAAAGCAATTGACTTATGTATCTCAAGGTTTGACTCTGATACTAAAGAAGCTTTCCTTGATCTTTATACAAAGGTTGACGCTGATGAGATTGTAACGCCTGAAGATTCAGAAGATGAGGTAGTCTAATGACACCACAAATTTTACTCGATATGGCTCAATTTTTAAAAGAGTCTCCTATTGACATTGCTGATAGTGTAGAAGGTGAAGGCCGTGGAGGTTCACTCATTGACGAAGGTACTGTCAAACGTATTCTCAAGGAAAAATTTCCAGGTCGAATCAAAGATATGCTAGCACGTCGATTCGCTGATATCATAGTTATTGATGATATAATAGGAGAAATGCCTGTAAATATTAAGACATCTATTGGTGGTATTGATAATGGTACTTCCAAGCTTGGGTTTCTTTTTGCTTTTACTGATATATCTTATCATGAACTACCAAGAAGCATTAATAATAAAAAGTTTATGGAATTAATCAAAGACCATAGAGCTGATATTCCAACGAAAGACTATTGGTATCTTTGCATTGATAAGAAAAATCCAAGTAATGTATTAGTTCGTGGATGTAAACAAATTTCTAATTGGGTTGAAAATGCGAACCCAGCAAACCTGCTTCAAATTAACTGGAAAAAAGAAAAAAATAGCAATCCAGTTATGCGCACATATGATGAAGCTTATGATGTAATTATTAATGGTATTGGTCGATGTTATAAAAAGTTTAATGATAATCAACCAAAAGAATGGAAGATATAATGTTTAGTAAAAAGAAAGAAACAATAGACTATAAGTTTAACGAAGGAGCTCTTATTGAAGAGCTCCAGAATTATATTGACAAAACCTATGGTGGTCATTATTCAAAGAATCAGTTTCAATCAACTGAATTCATAATTGATTGTGGTCATGGCATGGGTTTTGCATTAGGAAACGTACTTAAGTACGCGCAAAGGTATGGTAAAAAAGAAGGTCATAACAGAGCAGACCTTCTTAAAATTTTACATTATACTATAATCGCTCTGAATTGCCATGACAAAAATGAAAAATAATCGTTTACTTTTCATTGAAAGTATGGTATAATAGTTATATTATGGAGAAAATATGAACTTATCAAATGACACCTTGAATGTGTTAAAAAACTTCGCAACAATAAATCCAAATATTGTATTCAAACCAGGACAAAAGCTGAAGACTATTTCAGAGTCTAAAACTATTCTAGCATCAGCTGAAATAGTAGAAGACCTTCCTAAAGAGTTCGGAGTCTATGACTTAAACGAATTCTTATCAGTCTTAAGCCTTATTGATACTCCTAATTTAGAGTTTGAAGATAAAGCAGTATTGATTACAGGCAGTGGACAAAAGATAAGATA